AGCTCCACCGCCACCAGATGCTAAAATACCTCCTGATGTATTGTTTACAACTACAGCTCCATGTGAACCAGTTTCTTCAATTAAATATCCTCCATTACCTCCAGCTCCACCACCTCGGTTATTGCCTGCCATACCCCCAGCTCCGCCTCCTCCACCTACAAATAATCCAGTAGAAGAATTATTGATAACCAAATTAATATTAGAAGCTAGATATAAAGCTGTGCCACCATCACCGCCGGTACCTCCATTGCCAGGACCAGTGCCTCCTGAGAAGCTATCATAAACAGGCCAGTTACCACCTATACCTGGTCCGTAATAGTAAATTGTATTACTATAATTACCGTATCCATACCCACCAGCACCCGTGTATGTATAACCTGTGCCAATACAATTTGGGCCATTACCCACTGCCCAAGTAGTATTCACATATCCATTTTGTGTCATACCACCAACACCACCACCACTACCATAAACAGTACCACTATTATTAATGGTAACAAAAGAATTAGTTACTAGTCCAGCAAGATTGATTGCAGCTGATGTATTATTACCAGTTCCAGATACAGATACTCCTGAATTAATATTAACAGTTGCATTAAGTTTGCTAGTTCCATTCCATCCAGCAGATATAGCAGCATCTCTTAAATTATAATTACTTCTATTAGATGAGATCGTGTCTGCAAATCTAAAAAATACTTGAACCCATGTTCCATCTTTATTTACGTAAACAGCTTTTGCTGGAGTAAAAGATCCAGATGTATGAACGTATGGTTGCTTAACCGATGTCCATACTGAACTATTATTGACATAAAGATCAGCCATTAAATTTGATACCAAATATCACCAGTTGAACCACCACTTGGCGTAGCTGCTGAAATAGTTTTATTTCCAGATGAATTTTGAGTAGAAGTCTGAACATATGATGTTACATAACTTTGTAAAGCTATAGTTCCATCAGAATTAGGAATAGTTAGAGTTCTTGTTGTATTTGTAGAAATACCTGATAATTGGAAATTTAAAGCTTTTGTTGTGTCTACATCATCAGTCATAGTCCACTTATTATCTCTAAATGTCTGAGCACCTGTCCATGTAATATTACCAGATGAAATACTTACAGATCCACCAAGAGATACTGCATTACCATCGATTGTAATTGTGCTATTTGCGAGTTTAGCATTTGCTATAGAACCAGCAAGCATAGTGTTTGTAACTGTACCAGAATCTCCAGTAGTTACAACATTACCAGTATTAGCTGGAAATGTAATTGTGTTAGTACCAGCAGAAGATGGAACAGCAAGAGTAATAGAACCAGAACTTGAACCCGCAATAGAAAAAGAACCAGTTGTAGGAGTTGTAAAACTTCCAACAAATGTGGTTGCTGTAATTTGATTTGCCGCAAAATTACCTGATCCATCACGAGCAACTAATGAATTAATAGTATTAGAAGAAGTTGGATTTAAACCATCAACTAAGTCAGCATCAATACCAGAACCTGATCCATCAACTGTAAGTAATTTAGTTAACACATCAGAAGCTGTGTATGACGATGATAATAATCTATTACCGATATCTGTATTCAGAGCGGTAAAGTTATCATCCATCTCTGTAATGGTTAGAGGAGATCCTTTAATACTTCTTAGTGTTATGGTTGCCATTTTTAATCCTGTTTATTTAATTACGCGTATGATACTAATGCACAAACACCATTTTCTGGTACTACTAATTTAGCTGTTTTTCCAGGAAATACTGCTGCGTATTGCATACTAATTATTTCTTTATCATTTGCCAATACTGGACCAATGATACTTACTATAGTTATTCTTTTATCTGCAGCTACTACATCATGAGAACCTTGATTCTTTATTTCTACTTTAATTGGTTTAGAAATATCAATAGGACAAAAGAATATCATTGTGACACCTTCTTCTCCTGTAGATACTGTCTCATATTTAGGTAATGTATTATGGTCTAAAAATGAATTATCCAATGAATCAGAAGTAATTACTCTTACAACTTCTCCATTTTCTGTATTTCTAAATTGACCAGTACATTTTCCATCAATCACGTATGAGTATTGATGGAATACTTTACCTTCTGATTCAACTGAATTATAAAATGTCTTTGATTGATGTGGGAACCAATGATTCACACAATAAAAAAAGTTTCCCGCAGTTACATCAACATTAATCATAGAGTAACCTCTGGATTTTTTAAAGCATCATTTATATTATTATCTGGTTCTTCATCATGATTGTGAGAATGTTCATGACCTACCCATGCAGAAAAATCTACATCTTTAACTTGTTCAGTACTATCTCGTAAAGTAACTTGAGCAATTAAACCAGGTTTAATACCTTCAATAAATTGATCGATAGAAGCATAACCCATAGCTTTAGGTTGATATGCCACTGCATCATATTCATCTATGTTCTTTGCGCTATACTCACTAGCATACTTTACTAATACCGATTCTCCTTCTGTACCAACAATTTTAATATCTAATTTCATATTATTTTCCTCTAATTAAACTACTTGTCCAGCTACTGTACCTAGTATTTCCCAAGTAACATTTGAATTTCCTTGTATATAATTACCAGCAGCTCCACCTACACCAGGAGATGTATTACCTCCAGTATTACCAGGGTTACCTAAGCTACCTCCAGAACCACCACCGCTAGATCCACCAGCTCCACCAGCCGTGTTACTACCATTAGATCCAGCAGTACCATTTCCGCTTGATCCAGTTCCTTCAGTTCCAGCTATACCGTTTACTATACCAGCACCGCCACCGCCACCACCACCTCCGTAGTAATAGTAACTAGTGCCCTTACCGCCACCTTTATTATGGACTCTTATTCCATCTGCTATGAATGTATGGAAATCATCAACTGATAAGTTATATACAAATTCATATGGAGAACCAGGATTAATCTCTAATATCTTAGATTCTTTACCATCTTCTGTGTAGATGATATCACCTACTTGTAATTCATCAGCCTGAACAAAACCATCTTCAGCTTCTTCAGTAGAACTCTTTCTACTTGAAGTTAAAATATGGTGATTAACTGTTGATGTTAATGTACCGTGTTCATGCTTAATTACTAATAATGGGCTGACAGATCCACTCTCTTCCCAGGTATGAGTAAATACCTCAGTAATTCTTTTTGCAGATACTAATCCATTAAAACTTGTAGGATTAAATGCATAAACTAAATCACCAACTTTTAAATCTCTAATAGCAACTAAACCATTAGGTGTACTAACTTGAGTATCTCCAGGGAAACATGATGATGAAGTTGAATAGTAACCTCCGCCACCGCCTCCTCCGCCACCTCCGTAGATGGATCCATTATTCTGAACAGTTATTGGTACCTCAGTATATAATGCTGTACCACCATTAGCTCCATTACCACCAGCTCCGCCGTAATCAGCTCCTCTACCAGCAGCTCCTCCAGCTCCTTCAATATTACCGTTGTTGATTAATAATATCTCAGATCCAGTAGGAAAACTTGTAGCACTCAATGATGGCGAAGTTGAAGTACTAGAATATACGTTAACTCCACTGTTTATAATAACTTTTAATCTTAAAGCATTTGATGGAGATCCAGCAAGTGTATATAGATTTACGTTGGCTGCATCTGAACTAATATAAACAACTTTGTGTTTTATTTTCCAAGTGCCACCATCATTGACATAAACCTCTTGAGGTTCTTTCCATGTTCCTCCATCATTGACATATATCTCTTTAGATAATGTCCATGTGCCAGAATTATTCACATAAACTGGCATTATTAAATCCTATACCAAACGTCGCCTGAAAGTCCACCAGATGGAGTTGAGCTTGAAATAGTTTTAGCTCCTGTCCATTCTCTTGTTGCAATAGTACCAGATTCATTTGGTGCTGTCAAAGTTCTTGTAACTCCTGTAGCAATATTAGAAATCTGTAAAGCTAATTTTTTAGTACTATCAATATTATCAACAATTAATAATTTGTCATCTCTAAATGTTTGAGTACCAGTCCAACTTAGATCTGCTCCAGTTATAGAACCTGTAGCTCCTAATGCAATCGTTTGTCCGTCAATTGTAATTGAACTATTAACTAATTTAGCATTAGATATAGAACCAGCAAGCATGTCATTTGTGATAGCTCCACCAGCACCTGAAACAACAACTGTTCCTGTTAAATTTGGGAATGTAATTGTTCTATCTTCGGTTGGATCTGTTACTGTTAATGTTGTCTCATAAGCATCAGCTGTGGAACCTTCAAATACGATCGTGTCTGAACTACCTAGATATAATGGACCAACTAATTGTGTAGCAGTAATTTGATTTGAAGCAAAATTACCTGATGAATCACGAGATACTATACTTGCTCCAGTAGCTCCTGAAACAGCATTTAATCCGTCTAATAAATCAGCGTCGAGACCTGAACCTGAACCATCAACAGTTTTAATCTTTGTTAAAACATCAGCTGCAGTATAAGATGCTGAAGCTAATTTAGTTCCAACTTCAGTATTAAGATTACTAAAGTTAGTATCAATCTCAGCATTAGTGAGTGGAGCGTTTTTAACTCCTGTTGCACCTGTTGCGCCTAGTCTAAGTGTTAAGCTTGCCATTTGTCATCCCGTCGATAATTGTTTCTAGTTTATTTATTTTATCAATCAAATAATCTAATTTGTTTTCTTTTTCTTTTAATGCTTGTCTAATAGCTCTAGATTTCTGTAATTTATTTACATCAGTCTCTAAGATATCATTAGTTCCTGTATCTCTTACCAATGATTCATTTTCTACTTTTATCTTCATATTAACTGTCCAATGCAATAATTCTTAGATCTCTTAGTCTTGGGCTATTAGATTGATTTGAAGATAGCATGACGATCTTGATCTGGAACGTATTGAATCTTGGACTAATAGGATTATCTTGTGGTACTCCATAAGCATCAAATGCTCCGCTTGGGAAGTATCTATGTTCTCTAAAGTCGTAATTAGATAACGATGAAGGAACTGTAGATTCAAGATTCATTAGTACCCAATTTTCATCAGAGATCGGAGTTGTCTTCTCAGTTGGTAGAGTCTTATATTAAACCTTAACATCTGTACCAGCTGGTTTATTGATATCCACAGTTACAGCTAAGTTAGATGCTTCAAATCCAGAAGCAAGATTAATTGGTTTAGTAATATATCTAGCAAGAGCTGTACCGCCAGCTTTAACTGAAGCTTCTCCCGATGCATCGTTATTGATACTATTAAGAGCAGTAACCACTGATAAGCTTGCTGCATCAATGACTGGAGATACAGTAGTATTTTCAGTAGTTAATGTAGCTTGTAATCTTAATGATGGAGTACCACCGATACCAGAAGCTGCAGCCAAACGCTTGAGATATGAATAATTAATATCTTGCATCACGTTGAATGGTGCCCAATCAGTATCGAATGTAGTATCTGTATTATAAGCTTTTGCTGACCAAACTACGTTTGTGCCTGTAGGTAGTACTGATGACACGTTCGTGAATATGGTTTGATAATCAGATATAGTAGCAGGATCTTGAATAGTAAATACTGCAGTACCTGAAGTAGCAAAGTCTGCACGCTTGATCTTAAACTTAAGGTCTTTATTTTGATCAGCTTCCCATGTAGAAGCATTCTGTGATTTAAACAATGAACCAATGTATGGTTGTTTATCAACTTTAGTAGTACCACCTAGTATGGTTCCACCCATTTCAGAGATATACACTTGATATTCATTAGACTGTGATACTAATACTATTGCATATTCACCTGGTGTCAGATGAATTGGGTTTGCAAAGTTAAATGTTGTAGCTGGTTGAATAGCATCATTTGTAGAAGTTGTACCACCTCCTTGGATATTTACTTGTTCTGGATTAAGTATAGATTCAGAGAATGGGATAGTCCTAATTGATTCTGGATAACCATTAACTGTCCTACGAATTTCCATAGTAACAGGAACTGTTGAAGATTTAGACTTAAAGTAAACATCTACTGATGATAGATGGAATCCTTGTGGATTAGCTCTAGCATCGACTAAGAATGTTTGACCTAATGGGTCATACCAATAACCAATTTGAGTTACTGTCTTCTGATTTTGTAATGTCCTTGTAGTAAGGATAGTTTCTTGTTTAGTTTGTAATGTACCTATAGCAGTATACTTAGTCTCACCTATAGATTCTTGAGCTTCAGTATCGTTGATTGAATTGTCAATTAATCTAATAGTTCTTTCACC